AAGGAAACATCTACGACGAAAGCAATCATGATCAAGGGGAATACAAGGTTTCGACGCGGCAACTTTCTGTTTACATTGATCAAGGCGTAAAGGTTCCTCTATATAGCGCCGGGACGCCTGGCACAACTGGAGCAAGCAATCAATTTGTTGATCTTGCAATGTATTTGTTTTCAATTATCAAGCGTTCAGACGCGACGACAGCTGCCATTGCATCCCCAATCGACACCAGCAATCTGCAGACTTCAGCGACGTTTAACAGCAATATCGGAGCATTGTTTAATGGCATCATTGAGCAGTCTGTGAACATTATTGATTTTGTGTCAACAATGGCGCCATTCTTTCTCTTGCAGTTTGTTTCAGAGAATGGTCGCTATGCGTTCAGACCGCTTTTGCCAATCACTACAGGCAATCAGATTGATGGCACAGCTCTGACTGCTAGCGCAACATTTACCGAGGCAAACATTTTACCTCGCAGCTATCAGAAGCAATATGACTCAGCTGATTCACGACGTGACATCCAGATTTCTGTAGCTTTCAGGGAAGTAAAGAAGGAAAGGGTTGGACTGCAGAAGACCAGGACTGTCAGATTCTCAACAGTGTCAAACGATGTCCCTGTCGAGCAGGTTGACATGACCGACTGCTGCACAAGTGAGGCTCATGCTGATCTCTATGCAAAATATCTGCTTGCAAAGCGAAAGCATTCAACGCATTCGATTAGCTTT